CTTCTATGGTGGCGCTGGAATCGGTGTAAAAGGGACACCAATCATCGGTCAAGATGGTGGACTGATGGCAGTTGTCTTGACAAGTGGTGGTTTTGGATATCAATATCCACCAATCACAGAGGTGAAAGATGATTGTGGCACAGCAGGTGCTGCTGTTGTTCGGTCTATTATTGGTGAGCAGGTCTCTACCGTTGAGGTTTATGATAATGAGGAGGACTTTGAAGAATATGATTCAAACCACGAGACGTGTCCTCCTGCTCCTCCAAAAGTAATTAACAGAAACGCGGCAGGTAAAGTAACAGGAGAATTCAATCCTAGGGATTATACAAATCCAGAAGAAGTTGATGATCCAATCCGTAGAGAGATCTCACAATATCAAGAAAGACTTCGTGCGGTAAAGAAACCATTCTGGAGCACTAGAATGAATCCACCTCTAAATGTTGTTGGTGGAGGTAGAAATGATAGAACGAAATATGATGTTCGACATTATGCCTGGGGTGGAAGTAAAGTAACAACATCACCACCTGCGAATTCAAAAGAATTTGTTGATGTAAAAATGAATGTGTTAACTGAAGGTGGACATGGTAGAGGAATGTTGTTTAACTTTACCTCTGAAGATGGAACTCATAAGTTTACAATTAAGGCAGATAATTTTAAAGAAGAAAGAAAAATTTCAATCACACAAAAAGTAAAAAGAAATACATTATACAAAGTTGTTGCCGAGGGACAATATGATGGAGCAGGTGTAGAGCAAGGTCTTGTCGGAAGTTTTGGAAGAGACGCAAAAGAAATAAAAGCAAAAGGTGGTGGTAAAAAAGCAACTGGTGATACAATTTTTTGTGACTTCGCAAAGTCTGCTAATGATAATGATGATTTACAAGTACAAGTAACTCGGGGAAAATTTACCGCCAAGAATAGAGATGAGATAAAAGGTCATGACACATATGAATTGGAGTATATTTTTGGAGACAATAGTGCCTTCAAACCAAAAACAAAAGAGGTTATTGAAGATACGTTTATGAATCGCTATGCGATTTCACCAGTGCCACCATCTAATGTTCCTGGTAGTGATTTTTCGGGACAACTATACACATTTGAGTGGGAAGAAAGTTTTCCATACAGTGGTGAGTATACCTTTAGAGCAATGGGTGATAATACATGTGATGTGTATCTCGATAACCGAAAGGTTATGAGTGTGAATAGATTTAAAGGTGGTCCTGATAAACTAAAAAAAGTTGTTGGTGCGGGAGTACATAAAATCAGAGTTGATTTATTTAATATCCCACAAGACATTAAAGAAACAGTTGTAACCCAACCACCACTTGAAATAGATGCTGCTGATAATGAACATGAGATTGTTTATATTGATCTTCATCCTAAAAATAAAAAACTTAAGGTAAGTAATAATCGTAGAGAAATTAAATTTGTGGATGGTGATGGCAGTGACACTAACTCAAAACTTAAAATTCTTGAGGGAGATGTAGTTTTTTCTCGGGATGGTAAGAAACTTATTGGTGGTGGAACAGTCAAAATAAGATTTGAGTGGAATGATGATCCTAATAATGCGGGTATTGCCGTAAGACAAGTGAGGATTAGAGGAGGCAAATTACTCGGATCGAATAGAGGTAGTAAAGATGAAAAAGGACAAGATACTGATACCTTCACTCTACCTAGACCTGACAGATCAACAAGATTAGCATCAAATAGTGATAAGGGAGTTCGAGAGAGAACTGTCTTCACCACTCGCGATTTTATTGATAAGGCAGATAGACCACTGTGGAAGACTAATTACACAGCAGCACCTGAAGGTGATTTTGTAAATTACTACGGCATATCTCCGTTTGATATACAATCTAATGAGGCTAGAAGTGATGACTTTGCGGGGTCACACACGATTCGTTGGAATGATTTGAATTTTCCGGTTGACGGAAACTATGGAATTGAGGTTGCTGTAGATGATAACGTCACTCTAAGATTTATTGATCGGACTGGAAATGAAACCATTATTGAAAAGAAAGGATTTACTGGTCCAACCGAAAGGGGTGGAAAGGGAACTGGAGTATCTACAACCATTCAGAACTTCAAAGCAGGAAAGTATAGACTTGTAGCAGATTTATATCAGAGACCTGGAAAGTCTCTTGCTGGTGGCAACCCTATGGTTCTTGCCGTTAAAGTCAAAACTTTCTTTGTTAAGAAAACAAAAAAAGTAAAACTGTCTTGGCAGCAAAATCCAATGGGCGCTGCAGTTACTATTGTTGCTCCTCCAGTTCCAAGTCCAGAACTTCCAATTCCTAAAGCACCTGGAAGATGTCCAAACAATCCATTCTGGACATCTAGATTCCCAGGAGCATCTAACTACTGGTATCCAGTGATAGTGCCCAAAAGATGGGGCAAATTCATGAACCGCTATGCTATCTCACCATTACCTCCTCTTGCGAAGAGAAGCACCGATGGTGGTGGTGTCGTCTATCAGACAACTTGGGATCTTGACGTTCCTTATAGTGGATTCTTTGGATTAAAAGCAACGGCTGATAATGGTGGACGCATCCTTATTGATGGTCAAGAAGTCATGAGAGGCGGTCTTGGATATGGTAGTGGCGGCATACGTGGTGGTAGTCGTGGCGTCCGGCATTTTAAAGATGATCCCAGTACACCCAAAAAAGTTTTTATATCACAAGGAAAGCACAAAATTACTGTAGAAGTTCGTAATGAGGATACAGAGGAGAGACAGGCGTATAAGCAGAAAATTTTTCACACTGCTGACTGGGTAGTCAGTCAAACTCCCCCTATCTCTGTTCCTAAACAATGCGAAGCTACAATAGTTTACAAAGGACTACATCCTAGAAATAAAAAACTAAAAGTTTCAGGTAATAAAAAGAGAATTGATTTTTCTGATGGTGATGGAAAGTTTAATGATTCTCATTTTGAAATAAAATCTGGTGATGCTGTGTTTTCTAATGATGGTAAAAAATTAATCGGAACAAAAGCAAAACTTGAGTTTGGGTATTATGAAGATCCCGGTGGTAGTAATGGTGAAGCAATAAATTCTATTTCTATTGGAAAAATAAACTGGGATAAAAAACAAAAACCCGGATCTAAATATAAAACTGCTAAAGAAGCATATGATGCTGGTGATATTAGAGGACTTTCAGATTTTGCAAAAACTATAATTGTAGGTCCTTCATGGAGATTTTTTCCAGAGTATCTTCAAGCACCTGGACTTTTTAAACAGTCGAAAGGTGTATTTGATAGGGTAAGTGATAGTGGTACTTCATATTGGCAAGTTGATAAAGATGATGATGAGCAAGGATTTGTTCCTTTGGGGCGACCTGATTTTGACGAATCGGGTAAGGTATCAAAAACAGTTGATATATGTGCGGTGTCAGGAGGAGGTCAAATCAAAGAAACTCCCAATCAGATAAAATCTGGGACAGCACTACTCACAGGTACAGCAAAAGATGGTGTCACTTATGAAGGTCCAGCTCTTGCTTCATATCGAAAAGGATCTCTTGGACCATTTATAACCCCTGCATATACTAGCGACGAACAATATCTTGCCGAGTTCCAGGGAACAACATGGAAAATGGTATGGAAGGATGTCAACTTCCCCCAACAAGGGAGATATACCATTCAAGTTCAAGCAGACGACATTGCTAAACTTAGAATTGATGGGCGAGAGGTTGCTGAATCTAGATTTAAACAAGGATTAAAATCATTTGATGTTGATGTAACTGCTGGAAAGAAAACACTTGAAATTGAACTGTTCAATCAAGGTGTAAATATAGGACCTTTCTCAACAAATCCAACAGTTGTTGCTGCGAGAATTGATTATAATGGCACACGAGGAACAGGAAAATCTAAGTCCTGGGATGATAACCCAATGGGCATCTCTGCTGAACTGATTCCACCACCATGTCCAAAGGAAGTTGGTGGTAAAGGTGTCATTACACAGGTGATTGTGGATGATCCTGGAAACGGATTTGACACACCTCCTCTTGGACCTCCACCACCAGATGCACAACCAGATCCAGACGCACCAGCAGTTGTTCCAGTTGCTCTGCAGTTGATAGGTGTTGACATTGTACAACCAGGCATCAACATCCGTTGTGGTTTAGACCCAATCGTAATTGAACCAAGTAATGGTGCTGAGTTGTCATATGATTGCGGCACTTTTGGCCAACCAACCAAAATTAATGTGGATAAACCAGGTTTCTTTGTTCAACCACCTGAAATTAGAATTATCACAGAAACTGGTATTCCTCCCGTATTCCGTCCTCAGTTTGAGGTTATCATTGACCCGATTGGTGTTCCTGATGACCAGTTGATCCAGGTCACTGACCTACCAGGAATCAAGAGAACTGGATTCGTCAATGGTCGCTCCTACTTTGGTGCTGTATATTATGAAGACGGGTTGAAATTTGCTGGTTTCTTTGCTACAGTTGGAGAACCTGTTCGTGTCTATGACACCCTACAGGAAAGCATCGATGCTCAGGTCACCACACCTCCATCTGCGATCCAGAGACAGGGTACAGATATTACTTCTAATGATCCTAGACTTAATATCCCCAATACTCCAGACGAAATCGTTTAAATAGTCAGGTAAGAAAATAAAGAATGGCAACTCCATCCAATAACAAACTGAATAGAACCGGAGGTGAAGAGTCTGGACCAAGGACTGATTCAGCAAAGGAAAATTATCATGCCATAAAATTATCCAACCCAGACGCCTCTCTTACACTCAGTCAAATTCATAAGAAGGCAGATGTAACTGCGGCAGTCATGCTGCAGACTCTTGATGCTGAACACTCCTTCTTTATGGATAAAGATGGAACAAGAAAAGGATGTACCACATCATGTGCTCCTAGGAGATTTAATATTGAGTGTGGAAGTTCAATGGAGGAGGCAGAGGACTCCTTGTTTATTAACGCAAAGAATGGTAATATAATTATCAAAGCCGACAACGGCAAAATTAGAATGGAGGCAACCGACATTGAGTTGGTCACCACAGGTGATACTGCCGATAGAGGAAATATTAAATTAACCTCTAGTCAGAATGTTATTATTGAGGCAGACAAAAAGTTTTTGGTTGACTCCAAGCACACCAAAATGGTGAGCACGGGACAAACTGAAATCAGTGCCAACACTTGTATGAGAATTTACGGATCAATCATTCGTGGAGTGACTGACGCATGTTCTGTGAAAGACTCCAAGAATAATAATCAAAGAACTCAAAAAGAAAATAATCAAGTCTAGGAGATGAGAAAATGAGTTTTGAACAAGATGATATCAGAGCAGGTGGTCAAATCAGAGTTGGTTCTGCTGGTATTTGTCCGCCAATTAAAGAAGGTGATAAAAAAATCAATGGATCAATGCACGCAGAGGGTCCTGTTGTTTTTGGTGACCCAGGAGCAGAGGCAAAAAATCGTGCCACTTTGATTGTCAATAGAACTGACAATGATGATGAGGATTGTGATAACGCAGACCGTTCCGTATGGATCAATGGAAATACACGAATTAATGGAGACAGTGATACCAGAGATGCTCTATATGTAACAGGTGGAGAAACCCATGCTGCTTACTTTGAGGGGGGTGCTCCAGATGCTGTATATGTTGTCGGTGATATGTATGTCACCGGAAAAGTTGATTGTGACAACAAGGGAAGATTAGCATCCAGATTTTCATCGGCAGATGCCAGACCAAAACCATTTGACATCAAACACCCATCAAGAGAAGGATATCGTCTTCGTTATGCCTGTGTTGAGGGACCGGAAGTTGGTGTTTATCTCAGAGGTCGTGTAAAAAATGAGAAGGTGATTGTTCTCCCTAGTTACTGGAAAGACTTTGTTTATATTGATAGCATTTCTGTCCAGTTACAACCAATTGGTGCTCATCAGGATGTAATCGTCAAACGATGGGATGATGAGAAGATCTATCTTCAGTCTAAAGGTGGTATGCCGATTGATTGTTTCTATCATGTGTATGCCGAGAGAAATGACATCAATCCTCTGATCACCGAGTACAAGGGTGAAAGTTGTGAAGATTATCCAGATCCAAACCACCATAAAATTTCAGAAGACGAAAGAAACTACAAAGATCCAGAATACGCAACGAAGCAGAATATCAGAACGAAGTGAAGAAACTAATCTATATTGAGGAGAAGTTTCTTGATCCTATTCTTTGTGAACCATTTATTAATCTGGCAAGAAAGAATGATGAGGAAATGCCCTATGGAGATGAAAATAGAGGTGGTGATACTTTCTTAACCACGGTAAGTCACGGGAAGAAAGATAAATCATTGTCGAAAGGCATGGATGTGCCAGAACCAGATGGCAATTACGGTGCAATATATCTTGGTGGAAACGTTGATCCAACAACGATTGAAATAGATGATGATGAATTATTCAAAACAGTGGTTCATAGTATCACTGATTTGTGTAAATCATTTGATCCAGATATTGCTTTAGATTATGTTGGTGTTGTACGTTGGCCACCTGGAACTTTTATGAAACCTCATTTTGATAGAAATGATGTTCATGGTCCTGATGTGTTTGCTGCCATGCTTTATCTCAATGATGATTTTAGTGGTGGGCACACATGCTTTGAGGATTTTGATGTAGCACCAGAACCTGGTAAACTCATAATCTTTTCAAATTCACAGTATCTACATCATGTAAACAAGGTGGAGGACGGTGAAAGATTTGTCCTATCCTTCTGGTATAAACGCTTGACACCACCCGCCGAATGACCTATGATACCTAGGTAATCAAACAAATCCCATGCAAGACGAGTACCTAACCCGCTGTGTCGTTGATCCCGTGAAGCGTAAGTTCTTCTTGTACTCCAGTGAAGGTGAAGAGAAGATCGTTGACTGCGAAACCGTAGATCAGTTCATGGGTGTACTGGAACTGTGTCGTGCTATGCTTGATGAAGACACACTTGCGTATGCATCTCCAGTCTGAGGGAAAATCGACTTTTATTTCCAAAAAAGTCGGGAAAAAAATCCCGGCAAAAAATCGCCCTTTAGACTTTTTATGTTAGTCCACCCCCAGTCTCTTTATAAAGAAATCTTAGAGTGTCACGATTATGAGACCAGAAACCCGACAATCTATGGAAATGTTGTTCGTGGCGAAATGGAATATTCCAAAAGCAGCGAAAAACGCGGGTCTGACCAACAAGGAGATGAAAATCACCTTTAACGAATATTGCACATTTCACCCTCCTACTTGGAAATTGGAGTGATTTTTTGGGAGTGTGGCGGAATCGGTAGACGCACCAGACTTAAAATCTGTTGAGAATTAATCTCGTGGGGGTTCAAGTCCCTCCGCTCCTATCCCATAAATACGCTTAGGGTATGCGGTAATCCCCATGAACTACCGAATAGACACAAAGTATTGTTGGTACAAACGCACAGATAGAAAAGAGATTGTGTTGATGTATTTCATACAAAATGTTCCTTTTACCTTTGATGATCTTCCCGACTATGCTAGTCATGATGTGGAACTCATAGAATTAGCAAATAATACCAAAACATGGGAGGTTGAAGATCTCTATAGATTATCTGGTTATTTGGTATCTGAACAATGCCATCCGATGCTATTTGAGTTAGAATTAGAGAATCCAGAACTATTACCTGCAGATTAAATGGTCATAAATCTTTGGTACAACAAGAAAATGGAAGAGTGGCGATGGTCACTCACAGAAATCAATGTAATGACACAACATACTGGTGGTCAGAAAGAACTTCGTGATGCCATGAATGACGTTGCTAATACGGTTGAATATATACTTGACAATGAACTGAAAGAGAAGTAGTATATTAGTGTGTGAAGGAAGTGCTAGAAGGGTGACCCTATATAGGGTTGCCCTTTTTTCTTATGATAAATAATCTAACGGACTATAAGCATTAATAAGATGGGTCTCTCCAGATTAGATAATTTTCTGAAATCAACTCGTGGAACTATACTTTATGTAAATCCCAACGACATTGACGCAACTGATAGTATTGAAAACCAGGGTAATTCACTGACCCGTCCCTTTAAGACGATTCAGCGTGCATTACTGGAAGCAGCTAGGTTTTCATATCAGAGCGGTTTGAATAATGATAGATTTGCTCAAACTACGATCCAGGTTTATCCTGGTGAGCACGTAATTGATAATCGTCCTGGTTTTATCCCAGATGGAACGAATAATTATAGACTACGAAACGGAACTACCTCAGACAACCTTCCTGCTTTTGACCTAAGCACTAATCTTGACCTTGCGTCCGCAGATAATAACCTCTTTAAGCTTAATAGTGTAAATGGTGGCGTAATCATCCCTAGAGGCACCTCACTGGTTGGTGTCGATGTCCGTAAAACCAAGATTCGCCCCAAATACATCCCAAGTCCTACAAACGGCAATATTGAGAGATCCACAATCTTCCGTGTAACTGGTGGTTGCTACTTTGGTCAGTTTAGTATCTTTGATGCTGATCCAAATGGTATCGTATATACTGATTATACATCAAACACGTCCGTTCCCAACTTTTCACATCATAAACTGACGGTATTTGAGTATGCTGATGGCACAAATAATGTCAGCATCAATGATGCCTTCCAAACCTTTACTGCAGACAGAACTGACCTGCAGATGTATTATGAAAAAGTCAGTTTGGTCTATGGATCATCTTCTGGTCGTGCTATTGAACCAGATTATCCATCTACCTCTTTGGACATCGAACCAAAAATCGACGAATTCAGAATTGTTGGTTCAACAGGCGAATCCATCGGTATTTCCAGCATCAAGGCAGGAGACGGAACTACCTCTACTACAAGTATCACCGTCACAACCACAACTGCTGTTCCTGGACTGGATGTTGACACTCCATTCCGTATTTCTGGTATTACTGCTGCTGGATACAACGGACAACATGTTGTTAATGAAAAACTGAGTAGCACGCAGATTATCTACAAAGTTCAGTCTGCTCCTACCTCAGCACTTCCATCCGCAACTGGAGCAACTCTTGCTCTGGTCTCAGATACAGTCACATCAGCATCACCTTACATCTTCAACTGCTCTCTGCGCTCTGTCTATGGCATGTGTGGTATGCACGCTGACGGATCAAAAGCAGATGGATTTAAGTCCATGGTTGTGGCACAATACACTGGTATTGGTCTTCAGAAAGATGACAATGCTTTTGTTAAGTATAACAGCACCACTGGAGCATGGGATGATAGCAGTGTT